TGGAAGCAGCTGGCGCTATATCTGCCGATTTGCAAATGGTCCTTGGCATACTTGATCCCAATCAGCTGCCATCGGGCAACATTTCGGGCAAGGCATTAGCTGGGCAACAAAGCCAGGTCGATTTGTCTAACTTCCACTTTTACGACAACATGACCAGGTCGATCCGTCACACAGGCAAAATCATCTTGGACTTGATCCCGTACATCTACGACACAAACCGCGTAATGCGGATCATTGGATCGGACGGGCAGCCTGACATGACCACGATTAACGAGAAAACCGAAGTGGGCAAAGTGCTAAACGATGTGACGGTCGGCGAATACGATGTGGTTATGGATACTGGACCAGGATTCCAAACCAAGCGCCAGCAAGCAGTAGAAGCCATGATGCCGCTGCTAACGGGTAATGAACAGCTATTTAATATCGCTGGCGACCTGGTGTTTAGAAATATGGATTTCCCTGGTGCGGACGTAATAGCCGACCGCCTGGCATCCATGAACCCAATGGCCCAGGTGGACGAAAAATCCGATGTGCCGCCCCAGGTCCAAATGGAATTGGCAAACAACAAAAAGCAAATGCAAGAAATGCAGCAGCAGCTCCAGGCCGCGCAGCTGGAGATCAACAACCGCGGTCAGGTGGCACAGATACGCGAAGAAGGCGCAACCAAGCGCAAGCTTATGGACGTTACCGCCAGGGCGCACAACACCGAAACAATGGCAGAAGTCAGAGTTAACGACCAAAATACCCGTTCACTTACAAGCCAGAATAAGACGGAAATCGAAGCGATCGTGGAATTGTTGCTGCACAACATGGACACAAACCGCCTTATGCAAGAAATTGAAAAGCGCAACCTGGAACAAGCCCAGTATTCAACCATTGCAGCAGCAGACATTGGGCACGAAGCCAATCCGTTTACGCAGCAAGAACAAATGCAGCCGCCTATGCAGCCGCCAATGGAACAACAACCTATGCAATAAGCTTGACGAATGAATAATCTTGTGGTACAAACCCACAACCTTTACCCGTGGGGTTCACGGGGCAAATTCTTTGAGGAAACTCAATGTCAGAAGTAGCAGAACGACTTGCAGCCAATGTGGTTACAAGTGAAAATTTAGCGGAATTTAACGCCAAACGAATGGGTTTAGCTGATCCATTACCTTCAGAAGCCGCGGCTGCCGTAGAGGAAACTCCAGCAGAACCGACCGAAGAGGTAAGCCAGAGTGAACCAAGTGGTGAAGATGAAGCGAAAGCAACGGAAGAACGCAAGCCAAATCCAAAATTGGAAAGGCGGTTTTCTCAGATAACTAAAGAGCGCGAATCAGCACGGGAAGAAGCCCGTAGGGAACGCGAACTAAGGGAATCTTTGGAAGTCCAGGTTAAGGAGCTACAAGCCAGGTCACAGCCAAGCGCTGAACCGAAGTTTGATAGTGAACCAAAGCCAGAGCAGTTCACAGATATGTATGAGTATCAACAAGCTGCCATAGATTATCGTGTGGACCAGCGATTAGGGGAAGAAAAGCAGAAAATAGAAAACGCCAGAGTTGAAGCCGAACGCATGAAGGTGGTAAACACCTGGGCGAAACGGGTGGAAACAGCGAAGGCAGAGATTCCAGACTTTGAAGACATGGTCGGATCGGCGGACGTTGCTGTAAGCAATGAAGTACGCGATGCGATCTTCGAATCAGAGGTTGGACCTCGCGTTTTGTATCACCTGGCAGAAAATCCCGACCTCGCGGAAAAGCTCAACGGCATGACCATGACAGCCGCTTTGAGAATGATTGGTAAATTGGAAACGCAATTCGAGAAAAAACCCGAAGAGCTATTGTCGAAGACCGTTGTTAACAAAAGTAAAGCGCCAGCACCGATTAACCCTATCAGATCGGCAGCCAACGGGCGAGATGTGAACCTGACTAGCGATGGTCAATTCCACGGTTCGTATCAATCCTGGAAAGCAGCACGACTTGCTGGGCGAATCCGCTAGCGAAACAAACGCAACAATCCAACATTTGGAGAAACTTAAATGGCAAATAATTTACTAACGATCAGCATGATCACAAACGAAGCCTTAATGGTTTTGGAAAACGAGTTGACCTTCTCAGGCCAAGTCGATCGCAACTATGATGACCAATTTGCCGTTACTGGCGCGAAAATCGGTGCGACTTTGAACGTTCGCCGCCCTGGTCGATTTGTTGGAACTACTGGACCAGCATTGAACGTTGAAGACTTTAACGAGACTTCAGTACCCGTTACTTTGTCTACACAGTTCCACGTTGACACCCAATTTACTAGCCAAGACCTGGCTTTGTCATTGGACGCATTTTCGGATCGCATTCTCAAACCCGCCGTTGCAGCAATTGCTAACAAGGTGGACTTTGACGGTTTGACAATGGCTAAGAACAACACCGCTAACATTGTTGGCACAGCTGGCACACCCCCAACTGGTTTAATTACCTATTTGACTGCTGGCGCGTTTCTTGATTCTGAAGGCGCACCACGCGATGGTCGCCGTTCATGTGTGATCGAACCCTTTACATCTGCAACTATTGTTGACAGCTTGAAAGGTTTGTTCGTTCCATCTGACGTAATCGGTAAACAATACACCAAAGGCATGATGGGCCGTGATTCCGCTGGTATGAATTGGTACATGGACCAAAACGTTGTGGCACAAACTTTTGGATCGTATTCAACTGCGACCCTGGCTTGTGCAACCACTACCGCTACTGGTTTCTTGACTTCTGGCTGGGCTACAACTTCGACTATTGCGTTAACTGCAACGACCGCTACTGCTGGTCTGAAGCAAGGTGACGTTATCCAGATCGATGGTGTGTTTGCTGTTAACCCACAGAACCGCCAAGCTTACGGCAGCAACAAGCTCCGTAACTTTGTGGTGACTTCCAACGTGACCGTGGCAACTTCTGGTACTACTTCAGTAACAGTTAGCCCCGCCGTGATTACAGCTGGTCAGTTCCAAAACGTGTCGATCCCGACTACTTCTGCAACCGCAGCAGTAACACCGTTTAACAAAACTGGTACTGTTTCCCCACAAAACATCGTTATGCACAAGAACGCATTCTGCTTGGCTACCGCCGACTTAGAATTGCCAGATGGTGTCCATTTTGCTGGTCGCGCTAGTGATAAAGAACTAGGTTTGTCTTTAAGAGTAATACGCCAGTATACAATTAACAACGATAGTATTCCTACCCGCGTTGATGTGTTATATGGCTGGGCGCCGCTTTACCCTGAGTTGGCTTGCCGCGTTGCAGCCTAAACCTAATGGGGGCTAAACACCCCCGTTTCATTAAACATTTTTAAGGAAAACATATCATGGCTAATCCAGGACCAGCAACCACAGTAACAGTTCACCCTTCTAATTTGGCAACAAACCAAGCAATTCGCCTTTTGGCTGTCGCAATTGGTGTAAATGTCAATGCAACGGGTGACCAGGCAACTTTGGCAATAAATAACACCACTAGCTATTCAGTTAGCAATGTGGTTTTTACAAATGCGTCAATATCTTTATCAACTGCTGCCGCGGGTCTGTTTACAGCACCTAGCGCTGGCGGTACTGGTATTGTGGCAAATGCCGCTTTATCAGGATTGTCTGCTTCTACAGTAGTATCGCAGCGCACGGTTGCATCTACTGCTGCACAAACAGCGCAAAACCTATATTTAAATGTAGGAACAGCTCAAGGCGCAGCGGCAACTATGGACGTTTACGTTTATGGTTACGACTTTAGTAACTACGGTTAAAAACTGTATGAAATAAAGGGAAGCCACTCTCAAAAGGGGTGGCTTTTTCCTTTTTGAAGCCTATAATTCAGACACAATTTTGAAGGATTGAACATGGTCAACACTTCCGCAATGCGATACAGCGGTCGCACTTATGCCTTAGACCTCACAACATCGGCAAGTGCTGCCACGTTGATTGAAGCTACAACAAACGATCAAACCAATTACGTTTCGTTGCTAAATACTGGAACTGGTAAGGCGGGCGTTGAATTTTCTAATTCCAGCACCGTTACAACACCCACTATTGCATCTACAGGCAATAGCGGATCATTTGTGCTGCCAGCTGCAATGACTTTTCCATTATTAGTCGCTGCCCCAAAAGCACCGTTCTACATCAAAGCCATTAGTTCGGGCACAAACACCCTATACATCACCGCTTGCCAAGCGGATTAAGGCTGCCTTATGGCTAATTCAGCCGCGACAACGTCAACGATTAACATCGTTCCCGTTCAAGGAATATTCCAGCCCGAACCAACGTTTGATTTGGTAACGTTGATCGGACCAGCTGGGACACCGTTCTATGCAAACATTAATCCCGTTCAGTCGGGATTGACAATTACAAATAGCACGATCAATAGCAGCGTAATCGGCGGATTAGTTCCCGCAGCTGCCACGTTTACCAATATTGCAACGACCACGGGCACAATCACTTCAGCCCCCAGCGGTCCAAACGACATTGTTAACCAGGCGTATGTGGACGCGGTCGCGCAAGGCTTGTCGTTTAAGCAGCCAGCCAACTACACCACTAACGGCAACATTACGCTATCAGGCCTGGCGGTCCAGGCTAATGGCGATTGGGTTTCAACATTGCCCGCGGGCTACCGCATCCTGGTTAAAGACCAAACAGCTGGCGCGGATAACGGTATTTATGTGGCTGCAGCTGGCACATGGGCTAGATCATCGGACGCGAATACCTGGGACGAAATCGTTTCGGCCTATTTGTTTGTCCTGGCTGGCACTACCTGGTCGGGATCATCTTGGGTAAACACCAACCAGCAAGGCGGCACTTTGGGCACTACGCCCATTACGTTTACGCAGTTTTCTAACAACGCAATCTATACAGCTGGCACGGGGCTAACCTTAACTGGTTTCCAGTTCAGCATTACGCCCGTGGGCACAGCTGGCGTTTACGGATCGGCATCATCTGTCCCCGTTATCACAACAAACGCCAGCGGGCAAGTTTCATCGGTCACCAACACTTCGATCGCCATATCAAACGCCCAGGTTTCTGGCCTGGGCACAATGTCCACGCAAAACGCAAGCGCGGTGGCGATTACTGGCGGCGCAATTGACGGTACAACTATAGGCGCAACAACTGCTGCAGCCATTACGGGCACGATAGTTACAGCTAACACATATTTCAGCGGCCCAGGAACAAATCTATCGGGCACAGCAAGCGGCTTATCGATTGGCGGCAATGCAGCCACAGCGACCAGCGCCACAACCGCCACAACTGCAACCAATATTGCGGGCGGTGCTACTGGATCGCTGCCATATCAAAGCACCACTTCAACCACTACATTCCTGACAGCTGGCACAAACGGTCAAGTTTTAACCCTTGCATCGGGTGTCCCATCCTGGGCAAACGCTGCAGCTACGGGCGTGACTTCGGTAGGAACTGCGGGTACTGTTAATGGCTTAACCTTAACTGGCGGCCCAATTACAAGCTCTGGAACGATTACTTTAGGCGGCACTTTAGACTTATCTTCGCCCCCAACTATCGGCAACACAACGCCAAATACAGGCAGATTTACAACGCTGACAGTCGATGACAATTCGACTTTTGGAACTAGCAATACTGACACGATCAATTTTGTTGGGCGAATAAATTCAGACTTTGACCCCGCAATTGATGACACTTACGACTTGGGTCAAGTAGGACACGAATGGCGCGATTTGTATATTGATGGCACAGCCAACATTGACAGTTTAATTGCTGACACCGCGGACATTAACGCGGGAACAATTGACAATACATCAATCGGCGCAACAACCGCAGCAAGCGCAAAAGTAACAACCATCGATATTTCTTCGACCATTGCTTTGGCGGGTTCTACGGGTTCGGCGGGCCAAGTAATTGCTTCAAACGGCGCAAGCGCCCCAACCTGGACCACGCCAGCTGCTTATGCAACGGTTACGGACGATACAACAACTAATGCAGCGCGTTATCCGCTATATGCAAATCAGACTACGGGCAACCTATCAACTGAATTTGTTAGCTCAACCAAGCTGCAATTTAACCCGTCTACGGGCGTGTTTACATCGACCAGCTTCACGGGCGCGGGCACGGGGCTAACTGGAACTGCAACCAGCTTATCCATCGGCGGAAATGCAGCAACCGCAACAAGTGCAACAACCGCAACGAACCTGGCTGGCGGCACAGCTAACCAGATTCCTTTCCAAAGTGGTGTTGGTGCGACTTCGTTTGTAGTAGCGCCAACCATAAGCAGCACCGCGCTAACCTGGAACGGAACGGCGTTTACCTGGGCGACCGCGGGAACTGCGGTAACGATTAGTGACGATACAACCACTAACGCAACCCGTTATCCATTATTTGCAGATGCGACAACTGGCACAGTAAGCACCGAATATGTTAGTTCAACCAAACTTAACTACAACCCAAGCAAAGGCGAACTTAAAACGCCAGTAGTAATTGCATCTAACGGCATATTGATAAACGGCACAACTGTTAGCGCAAGTTACACGATAGCAAGCGGTAACAATGGCTTTTCGGTTGGCCCGATAACTGTGGCAAGCGGTCAAGCGGTAACTGTCTCTAGCGGTCAACGCTGGTTGGTTTTGTAAGGACAAACATGGCATACGGCACAATTAACGCTGATTTAATGACCACATCGGATGGTGTGAGTTCGTCTGGTTTGTATGGGTTTAAGAACCGCATCATCAATGGTGCGATGGTGATTGACCAGCGTAATGCGGGGGCTAGTGTTAGTGTCACTGGAGATACCTATTGTCTTGATAGATACAACATGAGAAACAATGGCACATCAGCAGTTTATTCTGTACAACAATCAAGTACTGCTCCAACAGGATTTAATTATTCAACTTTATGCACAGTAACAACTGCTGGATTGGCTAGTGGCACTCAGTTTCTTGGGCTACAACAAAGTATTGAAGGATATAACATGGCAGATTTTGGTTGGGGTACTGCTAATGCCCAACCAGTAACCGTCTCTTTCCAAGTTCGCTCAAGTCTTACTGGGACTTACTGTGTTTCTTTAAGAAATTCTGCCGCAGATAGAAGTTATGTTGCTGAATTTACAATCAATTCGGCAAATACATTTGAAACAAAAACAATAACAATTCCAGCCATAACTACTGGAACATGGTTATCTACAAATGGGTCGGGTATTTTGTTTTTAGTGTGTCTTGGTTCAGGCTCAACAAGAGAAGGGACTGCTAATTCATGGCAATCGTCAAATATTGTTGCAACATCAAATCAAGTGGATTGGTCAAATACAAATGGCGCAACCTTCTACATCACAGGCGTACAACTAGAAAAAGGCAGTACCGCAACATCGTTTGATTACAGACCTTATGGTACTGAGTTGCAGTTATGTCAGAGGTATTATTTCCAACTTACAAATAGCGGAAGCACATTGCAGTATGTGTCTGGGATTGCGTTTGACGCAACTAATATATATACGATGGATTTATATTTTCTTCCAGTACCTATGAGAACAGCGCCAACAATTACTACAACAGGAACACTTCTTTTAGGTGATGGACTTGGAAATAACCCTCCAGTAAATTCAATTACATGGGGTTCTCTTTCTTTGCCATATTTTATTACTGCTAGTCTTGTTTCTAGTGGGCTAACAACTGGAAGAACCTATTTCATAATTAGTGGTACAGCATTAAAAGTTTCAGCGGAGTTATAAATGTATAAACTAACACCTATAAATAAAGTTACAAACGAACAGCCAAAGATTGTGGTTCGCACAAGCGAAAGGAACACAATAATGGCTTCAACTATCAACGGCACAAGCACAGGAAATGGCGGTCTTATCTCTACGGGAGATGACAGCGGCATCCTAAACATACAGACAAACGAGACTACTGCGATTACTGTTGATGCTAGTCAGAATGTGGGGATTGGAACAAGTTCGCCAGTAGCAAGACTTCATGTAAGTGGCACAACAGACGCAACACAACGAATCATTGTTAATGGCTCGGGCAATTACTCTAGCATCAAGTTGCAGTACAACGGAACTGAAATTGCACAGTTTCAAACTTATCAAAATTCTGAAATAACGATTGGTTCAACAGTTAGTGCGCCTTTGATGTTAGTCACCAACAACACAGAACGCGCCCGTATCGACTCCAGCGGTAACTTGCTTGTAAACAGCACAACCACACTAAATGCTGTTTTTAATGTTACTGGTAAAAGCGGAGTTTCGCCTTGTTCTTTACGGGTCAATACTGATGGTGATTACGGCTACACATTTAAAAATGCATCTAATACTTTAGTTGGTGCAATTGGTGTTAATGCTTCTACAACCTCATACAACACTTCATCTGATTACCGATTAAAAGAAAACATTGTGCCAATGACGGGTGCGTTAGCAACTGTTTCACAACTAAAGCCTGTTACATACAAATGGAAATCTACTGGTGAAGAATCTCAGGGATTTATTGCCCATGAATTACAGGAAGTAGTGCCTGATTGTGTAACTGGAACAAAAGATGAATTAGATGCTGAAGGTAATCCCAAATATCAAGGTATTGACACATCATTCCTAGTAGCAACACTAACAGCGGCATTGCAAGAAACTAAAGCATTGATAGACACACAAGCCGAAACAATCAACGCACTAACCGCTCGGATTGAAGCGATGGAGAACAAATAATGGCTATGACGCTAGATGGAACAAGTGGCATAACCCAACTTACGGGTTCAATAGTAATGTCTGGTTCTACAAGTGGGACTGTGACTATTATTCCAACTGCAACGGCTGGAAGTAATACAGCAACATTGCCAGCCGCTACGGGTACTGTGATGGTTAGTGGGAATATGCCAGCATTTGGCGCTCAAATTGCAACAACACAAACAGTAACTACTGGTGTTGCTACGAAAATTCAATTTGGCACAGAAAATTTTGATACTGCTAACGCTTACGATAATGCTACAAATTATCGTTTTACTCCACAAGTGGCTGGTTATTACCAAATAAATATTGGTATATATGCTAATGGTTCATCAATTACTCAACTAAATCTTTATGTTTATAAAAATGGTTCACAAACTGGAACTCAATCAGCGTTTACAAATAATAATTCAACTACATCACAATGTGTTTTCTTTTCTCAATTAATGCTTTTAAATGGTTCTACTGACTATATTGAAGGTTATGGGTTATTAAGCGGAACATCTGGTAATTTTCAAGCGGGCAACCTATCTTATTTTCAAGCAACATTAGCGAGGGCATCATGACATTACCTGAAAAAATCATGGCTCTATATCCTAGCCTTACACAACAAGACTTCTTAAATACTATCCAATTACAAAACGATTCTGACGGCAAAGGCGATTACATAGCCAAGTGGGAACACCCAACATTGCCACGCCCAACTGAGGAGCAACTAGCATGACCGTATTTATCTGGAAGATTTCCGAAATAACATCCGAAGATGGCGCAATCACCCATGCCAAATATCATGTGACCGCTGAAGACAATGGCGACATTGTGGAAACCGAAGGCCATTGGTGGTTTAAAGACAAAACCGTAAAGACCGCTTTTGACCAGGTCAAACAAAGTGATGTAGCTGATTGGATCGAAAAAGAAACAACACAAGACGGTGTAAATTCAATAAAATCACAGCTGCAAATCCAAATGGACTACATCAAAAAAGGGGTAAACAATGACTTGCCTTGGGGAAATCAGGTTTTTAAAGTCACGTTTTAAAGGTCAAAAATGACAACCCCCTACGACATAATTACCCGATCGCTGAAGGATATTGGCGCGTTAGAAGCTGGTGAAAGCCCGTCCGCGGATGCTGCCCAGGATGCGTTCGATATGCTGAACGACTTGTGCGCCCAATGGTCCAACGAAAACATGATGGTCTTTTATAAGACTGAAATCATTTTCCAGACCGTACAAAACACCGTGCAATACACCCTTGGACCAGGCGGATCAGTCGGGGCTACTTTTACGGGATCGATTTCTGGCACAACGCTAACCGTTCCAGCGAATGGCGTTACAGCTGGCGCGATCACTATGGGCATGACATTAAGTGGCACAGGGATTACTGCTGGAACGACCATTGTGGGCTTTAATACGGGCGCTGGTGGCAACGTAAACGAAGGCGGCACATATTCCGTTAGCAGCTCCCAAACCGCGTCCAGCACCACGATTACGGCCTTTTATGAGCGCCCATTGACAATCGAATCGGCCTTTGTGCGTGTATCTGCTAGCGGATCGGGCGGCTATTTAGATTACCCCGTGTCAATTCTTAGCTTGGAAGAGTACGAATCACTAGGAATTAAGCAGCTAAGTGGCCCGTGGGCCAAGATGATTTACTACCAACCCAGCGAAACCCTGGGAACGTTGTATGTTTTCCCGAACCCTTCTAGCGGTGAGCTGCACTTGTTTGCCAGCACTATCTTTCGCACATTTCAAAACTACTACGAAACCATAACGCTGCCCCAGGGCTACAACATGGCGCTGCGGTGGTGTTTGGCGGAACGTCTAATGCCGATGTATGGCAAAGCCAGCGCCACGCAAATAACTTTGATCAACGGGTTTTCCGCCCAGGCCAAGGCCACGATCAAGCGCACAAACATGAAACCGCCACAAGTGGCCCGTTATCCTGATTCGTTATTGATGGGCAAAGCTAAAGACGCTGGATTTATCATGGACGGGGGATTTAGATAATGCCTGACTTTGGCTTTGTAGGGGCTTCTTACGAAGCGCCATCGATCTACCAGGATGCCCAGGAATGTATCAATTTCTTTCCAGAAGTTGATCCAACCAAGCCCCAGGGCGATCGTGGTGTTGTGGCTTTGTACCCAACGCCTGGCTTATCTTCCATAGTCCTATTTCAGAATCAACAAGAAGTCCGCGGCATGGTCACCTTATCGGGTGGCAGCGTTTTGGTGGCGGTTTGCGGGCCTTATGTTTATGCTTTAACTTCTAATTTCATTGGAACATTAGTTGGGCAGCTTAACACCATAACGGGGCGCGTAGGCATCAACGACAACGGTGTTAACACTTACATTGTGGACGGTTCTAACCGATACAGCTGGCGGATTTCGACACCTTCTTCTGCGGTGTTTACGGGGTCTACATCGGGCACAACCCTAACGGTTACAGCAATTACAAACGGCACAATTGCAGCGGGGCAGTCCCTTTTTGGTGTGGGCGTTACAAATGAAACCGTGATTACAGCCCTGGGCACGGGAACTGGCGGGATTGGTACTTACACAATTAACTTATCCCAAACGGTTGCCAGCGTTCAAATGAACAGCACGACCGTAGGCGCACAAGTCACGGGATCAATTTCTACCACGACCTTAACGGTGACCGCGGTTGCAAGCGGAACGCTATTTGTTGGGCAAACCATCCAGGGAACTGGTGTCACGGCATTAACCATCATTACGGCCTTGGGAACTGGATCGGGTGGTGTTGGAACTTACACGGTTAGCACAAGCCAAACCGTAACCTCCACAACCCTATACGGCCTTAATTTCTCCCAGCTGCCAAGCACAGACGGGGCATTTTCGGGCGGAACAAACGTTGACGTAGTAGATAACTACTTTGTATACAACCGACCAGATACCCAACAATTTGGGTGTTCAAACGTTTTATCCCCTATTTCTGGCAGCACTAACTTTTCTAGTAAAGACGGCGCACCTGACGATCTGGTGACGTTAATTGTGGATCACCGCGAAATCTATTTGCTGGGCGAAACATCCAGCGAAGTGTGGGTGGACCAGGGCACAAGTCCATTTCCGTTTAACAGGATTCCAGGCACATCAACCCAGCACGGGATTGTTTCAGCGTTTAGCGTTTCCCGCTTGGGTAATTCGTTTGCTTATCTATCTAAGAACAACCGCGGAACAGCCCAGATCGTCCAAATGAACGGCTATGTGCCACAAAGGATTTCAACCCACGCGGTCGAAAACAGCTTAACAAACCAAACCATAACCGATGCAATTGCTTGGACCTACCAGCTTGAAGGCCACGAAGTTTATGTAATTAGCTTCCCAACCCTTCAGCTAACTTGGTGTTATGACATTGCTACGCAGATGTGGCACAAATGGTTATACACCAACAACCTGGGCCAATACGAGCGCTGCCGCGGTAATTGTGCTGCGGTGTTCCAGGGAAATGTTTTGGTGGGGGACTACTCCAACGGCAAGATTTATAAATTAGAGCGCAACATTTATACCGATGACGGACAACACGTTAAACGTCTACGCCGCGCCCCGCATTTAACGGTAGACCTACAAAGACAATATTTTGAAGAGCTACAGCTGCAGTTCCAGCCTGGCGTTGGATTAAGCACAGGCCAGGGTGAAGACCCCCAGGCTATGCTTCGCTGGTCAAGTGATGGCGGTTCTACCTGGTCAAGTGAGCATTGGACAACCATTGGCAAAATCGGCAAATACACAAACCGCGCAATTTGGCGGCGGCTAGGTACGGCAAGGGATCGAATCTTTGAGGTTTCAGTTTCCGATCCCGTAAAAGCGGTGATTATTTCCGCTAACCTAAAAATGACAGCTGGGGAGAATTAATGGCACTTTTACCCAATCCGCAAACGCAGCCCTACCCGCAGACGGAATTCCTAGACGGACAAACCAAACGCCCAACCCGCGCCTGGCAGCAGTTCTTTATTAACTTGTTGAACTTCAATAGCTCGACCACAGCGACCGCTGGATCGGGTACGTTGCCAGCTAATCCCGTTGGATTTATCAATGTGACCGTAAATGGGGTGGCCTTCAAAGTGCCTTATTACAACCAATGAACCTAGAGCTGCTTAGAAAAGACGTTCCAACCCGTGAAGAAATTTTGCGGCTGCAAGACGAAATGGCTAAAATGCCACAGGCAGAATTGAAAACCGAACACTACTTTTCGCAAGGGATGTATTGTCGGAAAGTATTTAGAAAAGCTGGGACAATCATTGTCGGTAAGGTCCACAAAAAGGATCACTTTTTTATGTGCGCCCAGGGACAAATTATTGCCTGGTCCGAAAAAGGCATGGTTACTCTGAGCGCTGGCGATGTGTTGTGCAGCAAGTCGGGGACAAAACGGGTGACTATGGCGGTCACGGATGCAATTGGCATCACGGTACACAAGACTAACAAAACGGATTTGGACAAGATCGAAAAAGAGTTAATAGAACCAGACGAATTGGCTTTGTACGATTCTTCTAATAACATCAAGGTTAAAGCCTTGGAGGGTAAATAAATGACTTGGGTAACTGTTGCGGTTGTAGGTGGCGGCGCTACGCTAGCTGCTGGATACATGGGGGCGCAAGCTGCCAAAGATGCGGCTGCTACATCTGCGGCTGGAATGCGCTATGCGGCGGACACCAATCGGGAAATGTTCAACATTACCAACGAAAATCTTCGTCCGTACCGTGAACAAGGCCAAGTTTCATTAAAAGACTTAGTCGCAAGAATGCCAGAGTTAACCAGAAGTTACACGGCAGAAGACTTTAACCAGGGAATCGATCCTGGTTATCAATTCCGTTTAGCCCAGGGCCAAAAAGCCCTAGAAAATCAATATAACCGCGGTGGTGGCCTTGTCAGCGGAAACGTTATGCAAGGGATGCAAGACTACACCCAAGGCCAAGCTTCCCAGGAATTTGGCGCAGCTTTTGGTCGAAATGCTGCAACGCAAACCAACATTTTTAACAGGCTAAAAGGCATTGCCGACATGGGCTTGGGCGCTACTGGAACAACCGCCCAGGCTGCTACAAGTGCGGGGCAAACCATTGGATCGGCGCAAATCGGCGCTGCCAACGCTGAAGCTGCTGGTATTACTGGACAAGCAAAGGCCTACGGCAACACTTTACAGGGAATGGCTAATTACGCTACGCTGCCGTACTATATGCAGCCGCAAACGCAGCAGCCAACGCAGCCAGGTTATGGAATACCAGCTCCGCAGCTAAACATAAGCCAGGCATAAGGAATCGACATGGCAACATACGTTAGCACCCCCCCGCAAATGTACGAAGGTCCGCAAGTCATGTCTATTGGAGACATGATTAATACTGCCCGCGCTGGGCAAGCCTACCAACAATCACAACAAATGAACCCTTTGGCGGTTCAGCAGCAGCAGCAAGTAGTAGCTAAAAGTGGAATTGAATTAGGCCAGCTGCAACAAGTCGATAGAGAACGTAAAAAT